CTTTGATAAACAGTATCTACGCTTACAGCCATAATTTGTTATTTGTTTAATATAGTTATAGGCCACCTCTCGGCAGCCTATTACCATAAAGGTGACTATTTAAGTCTCTTTTCTATTGCTTTGTAAATTTCCATACCTTCGTCTGTTTTAAAGAACGATGATAAAGCAGAATACGGGTGCTCATCAAATGGTACAGTCATTACTTTTCGACCTCCTTTACCGTAAGTAAAAGTTCTTTGGTCTTGTGATAAATTTAATATTCCTTTTTCAACCGCGTTAGCTCCGAAATTTCTTAATAAAGTATTTTCGTCTGTTGCTAATTGCATGAATAAATCTGGATTTCTTTTAGCGAAAATTAGTATATCTCTTTTTAATTCAGATGATGATAATTCTGTTACGCCTGCTCCAACTTCAATTCTTAATATAGCTTCTGCTTGTTCTAAATCTAATTTTTTAGCCATGTTTAAAGCTTCCAATTCAAATTCAATCCAATCCACTTCATTACTTGCATCTTCAGCTGGTTTGTATTCTGTGTATATGCCACCTTTTAATGCGGGATGGTATAAAGATAATAGTTTTTGTAAAGCAACTTCTTCCTTAGGAACTCTAAGTATTCCGTTTCTAAATATAATTCTACCCATTATGCATTGTCCAACTTGTTCGTCTAAAAAGACTGATCTTTGATTTGTTGCATATCTAAGTTCTCTTTCGTAACCTAAATCTGCATCAAAGTATAACATTTTTGAATTCCTGCTATGTTGTGTAGGTAGTGTGAATATAATTGGCGTTCCTCTTTCGGGCGCTAATTCGTATAATCGGGATTTAATTTCCCATGCTTGTTCTTTAGTTACTTGTGCTTTTGCAGCCATAATATAATATAATATAAATGTTAATTAATGTGACGATAGCCTGCTACTATAAGTATATATAGGCTAATGTCGTAGTTTTTAAGAGTAATAATTACCCCCGTAATTTAAACGAGGGTAACATTACAATAATATAATCTTATAGAGCCTTCAACAATACAAAGTTGTTTGCTGCTTGTGTACATAAAGTTCTTTCTGATAAGAAATGAACATTCATAACATCGGCATCACTTGTATAATTTCCACCAACTGAACCAGTCACCCAAGATTTCAAACGTCTGTCATCAGCTTCAGAAGCTCTATAACGGATATGTAAGAATGGTCTTGAAATATTCTGTCCTAATTGTTGGTCATATACAGTTGAAGTTCCAGCAGGAACAATAACTCCTTTAATATTATCAATTAATCCACGAGTTGTAGAATCATTTAAGTATTTCCAGTCAGTCTTGTAGAAGTCGTAAGAACCTCTTCTGAATCCAGAAAATCCTAAGTTTAAAGCCATTTCTTCAGAGTTATCAAATACACCGTAAGACGTACCTCCAGCTCCATAAGAGTTTTGGTTTGCTAACATGTTGTCGATAGATAATGAAGTAGCTCTGTCTAAGAACATCATGTTCTCTTCAATTGCTCCCTGCTTATCTAACTCTTCTAAAATTGTATCGAATTCCTCTAATCCTTTACCTGCTCCTGTACCACCAAAGTCTGGATCGTTATATACTAATCCTCTTTCTTCTAAAGCTCCAAATAAACCTTGCATACCTTCAATGGTAGCTCCAGCATTATCAACAAATCCTCCGCCAACTCCAGTTCCGTTGATTACTTTAGATTTTATTGCTTCAACCATACTCATCTCTAAGTAATCTTCAAAACGAATTCTAGATTCATGCTCTGATTTTAAATACCATAAGTATCCTCCACCACCTACTTCGGTAGTAACTTCAACCCATCCAATTTGAGCAACGTCTGAACCGTTAACTTCATACTTGTCTCTTAAGATAATTGGCTTATTACTGAAAGTAGTAAAAGATGCATCAACTGAATTACCAGCTAAAACAGATCCTTTTCCATATTCAGAACCAAAAACGAATAAGCTAAGTGGTGCAGCTGTCGTTGCACCTAATAAAAGCACTGGCAATTGTCCAGTTGGCGTATCGTATACTTCAATGTCATAACTTTGAAATCCACCCGCGACTGGTCCAGTTAATTTTTTAATAAATACTTTTACTGTAGTATTAAGTTTTGCAAGGACTATTGTCATTCCAGGTCCTAATAAAGGTACTTTTCCATCTGCTCCTGGAGAAGGTAATGAAATTGTTTTAGCAACAGCTGCTGCTGGAGAAGTACAAGTATCATAAGCGATATGTAATCTTCCCTGCTCAGACCAAACTACTTGATCAGATGCCATTGGCATTTCTGCTCCTACCATACGTAAAAATCCAGTGATTGTTCTGTTTCCAAAACGCTCAATTTCTTTTTCGTATACCTCTGGTAAAAATTGTTGTGTAAAATCCATATCTGCTACTGACAGATAGTTGTCTCCGAATAAACCTTTTACAGGTCTCGGTGTTAAATGCGCTAAATTCGCTAATGTAGTGGGTTGTGTTGCAAATGCCATAATTTGTTATTTAATGTGTTTAAAACTTTTAATCTTTAATTTTGAATCACTTCCTCCTGATTCAACTGCTCTCATAGTCCATCCTCCTGTTTGTGCAACTTCTTCATGGACACCTCTCGCGCCCATCTGCACATTTTTAGATTTTGAAATACTTGTTTTCATGGCGTCGGCTTTACCTTGCTCATAAAAGTGTTCTGCGATTGCATCTGAATTCATAGCCGTGAATAATCCCTTATGATAACCTTTAGCATCTGACATTTGATTATCTTTCCCCAAGAACTTCTTGATGAAATTGTTAATGTCGCTTTGGTTCTCTTTAGTGGACGCTGCATCTTTTACTTTAAAACGGAATTTCTTTTCTCCAACTTTATAATCAAAACCTTTGAAATCTTCGTTGAAAACATTTTCTGTTTTATTTAAAAACGTTTGCGTTGTCTTCTCAGCTAATTGAGTCGCTTCTTCATTTTCTTTTGTATAGCGATTGAAAAAATCTACCGCTTTCTTTTGTTCGGGAGCCAACTTAGACCCTCCTTTAATTTCTTCGTAATATTTAGACTTCATACCGTCTAAATGACTTTTTGCTTTTGCAAGCTCTTCTCTCTTAGCAAGCTTTTTACGTCTTACGTCTCTTTCTTCATCTATATCTTCATCATAAGAAAAGTTATCTTCCATCATAAAATCTACATCGTCTCTGTCTAAATGAGGTTTTGTATTTTCATAATACTCTCTTAGTAATTGAGTTTCATCTAATTGACTATAGTCTTGATTAAGCTTTACATAATCTTCTAATGATCCGTTTGTTTCATTCATAAAATCTACAACTTTCTGTAAATTCTCTGGTAATGGAACTCCAAGATCTTGTTCAACAACAGCTTGCTGAATTTCTTCTGCTATTGTTTCTACTTTCTCTATTACTTCTTCTTCTGTTATTTCTTCAAGAAAGGATTCAGGCTCATCTGGAACGGACTCCGGTTGTTGTGGTATTTCTTTTTCCACTTCTTGTACAGACTCGGTTGGTTGATCTGCAACCACGTTTGTTGTTTCTTGCTCTTGATTGGCATCCTTTGTTGGTTTTTCTTGGTTAGGATTTTGTAACATTCCTAAATCCATCTTAATGTCACCGTCTTCGTTGATGGACATTGGTTTTGGCTGCGCTGTAGTTTCTTCAACTATAGGCTCTTGATTTGTTTCTGGCATGATAAAATATTATAAAATTAGTATTACTTGTATTATTACCTAGGTTCGAACGCACCTAAGTCAAATCCACCTCCTATGACGTCATTACCTGACGATTCAAAGTTAATAGCGGGTGAATCATTTTGTCTTTGCGAAATCATTTTGCTTTGTTGTGTTCCCGCAATTTTTGTTCTTTGATCTTCACGATCATTTATTTCTTTTTCTTTAGCTTTAGCTCCTTCAACTTCTATGCCTTTGAGCTTCATATTGTATTGAAATTCAATTTCCATTAAAGATTTTTTAGCTTCTACTTCAACACCTATTCGTCTATTTTCAATATCTCCTTTTAATGTTTCTAATTGAGACTTTGTAGCAAACAATGCTTGATCCTTTTGAATTTCAGCTTGAGCAGCTACTTGTTGAGCTTGAGCATTTGCTTGTGCCTGCGCTTGTATATTAGCTTGTTGTTCTGCTTGTAATCTTTCTTGGCGCTTTTTTTGTTTTACTTTTAACAATTGATTAGCTAACTTCAAATTATGAACTTGCCTAATATCGATTGCATCAGATAAATCTATTAATCCGCTACTTAAAGCTACCTGAACGTTATTTTCTAGCACAGCTTTTTCCTCGTCATCTGGTTGTAAATCTAAAGATATACCAAAGTCATGAAGATGCAAGTCTTTTAATTCATCTAAAACAGCTACATTAAATCCTCCAATTTTTTGAATAAAAGATTCTTTTGCTGGATGATATTCTAAAATATCAGATATTCTTAAAGATAGGCACTCAGCAGTTTCTCTTGTTAAATATAAACCTGAATCTAATATATGTCTTGTTGCAGTATTTGAATTTGCTGCAGCTAGCTTTTGTACACCTACTAATGCTCTTGAATCAGGCATTGAGCCATCTCTAGCTTCATTTAGCCCTGTTACATCTCTTATCATTTGTAGATAATAATTGTAAGTAGATATTAAAGTTTGTAATTTTTGACCACCACTACCTGTAGGAACTTCTTGAATAGGTACTTTACCTGGATTCATATCTCCTTCTTGAGTAAATGATCTACCTATTATAGAACCTGTTTGGAAAAACATGTTTAATGCTTCCTGAGGATTATAGTTTGTACCATTACCTAAATCAACTTCATTAATACCGTCTGCATCAAGAAAAACACCATCAGGTATCATTCTTTGTAATACTTGTTGTAATTTTAAATGAGTTAATTGAACCATGTCTGCAAATCCTGTACACTTACTAACTAAAGAGTCTATTCTACCCTGATACATTCTAGGAGCAGTTATAGCGTAATTCATTTTAACTTTAGTAGAATCGCTTTTAGGACGCATCATATTTTTAGCCATCTCCCACTTCAATAAAATGTCTGTTCCTAATATTAATACACCTTCGTATAATACCTCTAAGGATCTTGACACTTTACCGAATTGTTCTTCAAACATTTCAATAGGTGGATCAAATTGATCGTCTCTTAATATAATCTTACTTGCTCCAGTAGCAGTTTCTTTTACTTTATAAACCTCATTCATGTAAGTTTTATAATTAAAATATAAAACCTGTATAACATTAGAATCTCTATTACCTCTGTTGTTAGATAAATTGCCATCAAACGATCCGTAGCTTTGAGTTCCTTGTTGTTGTATGCTTGCTAATTGCTCTTCGGTTAAATCTGGAAATTGTTTTTTAAGTTCGTTTATAGGTATAAATTTAACTTCTCCTGCGTAGTATATATCTTGAAAGTAAGGATCTTCTGTATAAGAATAAACTAAATAAGCTGGATCTACATATTCAACGGTTACACCAGTAGCTTCTGTAAAGTTATTTTTAACAGCACCAATACCTATTGTAGTTAGATCGTAGTAAGTTCTTTTCTTAGTTAAATCATATCTGTTCTCATCAAACATAGTATTCAAAGCTTGCTCTTCAGCAATTTCAATACCTTGTTTATAACTTAGTTGCATGTGAATATCTAACTCTTCTTCTGAATCAGGTAATTTATCAGGTGCATTTTCAAACAAATTAATCCCGAATTGCTCCTGTGCAAATGCGTTTAATTCTTCTGTTTGTAAATCTCTTATTATAGAATCCATATAAGCAGTTCTTTTGCTAACTCCATAAGGATCCTGTGAATAACAATTTATATCAAATGATCTATCAGCAACGCCATTAACTACAATATCAACAAACTTAGCTAATATAGGTACTGGCTTCCAATCTAAGTTAAGGTAAGATAAGTCTCCGTTTATAGAAAGTTCATCTTTATACTTCTGTACAGGTTGTTCACCCCTCGCATACAATCTTAAATTATGAAAAGTACTTTGATTACTTTGGTAACGAGATGTTCCTGAGTTGCTAGACCACCATTCGCTTTGAATGGCTCTACCCACTTGAAGTCCATAAGTACGTGACATCTTTTCAGCATCAGGTACTACTTGACTTGGGAAAAAACTATTTACTACGTTTGCCATATTATCCTTTTATTATTTTTGATGAGTTGCCCTCATGCGTATACTTAGCAAATCTTAAGCTAATTGGTTGTTTATTTAATTTTGCACTTGGCCTGTATAAGTCTTTATGACATGCCATTATAGCTAGTCCTGAACTTATTGCCGCATCAAATTTAGTCCTATTGTTAATATCAAATTTAGACCAGTCATTTAATGTTTCGTTGAAATACATAGTTCCGTAATTACCTGTTTCGCTATTAAGACCAACGTGACTATCTATATACATTTCAATAGCAGCAGCGTGAGCTTGTTTAATATCTTCACTGGAATTAGGTATTCCTCCAATTTCTTTTTCGGTTATCGATAGTTTATTCCAAAGCTTGTCTGGTCTATTCATTGAGTAACCCCTGTATCCTCTTCTTTTAAAATAATATAAAAGTCTAGGCTTATTATTTTCACATAGTATAGGCATTCCATAAAATACACAAGCCATTAATACGTCTTCAAAAAACATCTCAGCTGTTTGTGGTCTTGCTACGTATTCTAAAAAGAAAGTACTCGGTGGAGCATCTTCCATACTAAACTTAGTTAAACCGTGTAACGCTCCTTTAGATCCTCTTCCATCTACAGTTCCTGATATATCATAACTGTCACATCCAAAAGCACCCATATGTTCATTACCTGGCCATCTAACTCCATTCTTTATTAATTGCTTATTCTGTAAGTTAAAACTAGGTGTCCAAGACACTAAGAATCTTCCTTGTTCGTTAGGCATAAAAATAACTTTTGTATCTTTAATCCCCTGTTCCCATTGAAAGCTTCCTCTTGTAACTAC